AAATATTTGGGGCCGGAACGCAATAATTCGAATTTTTGCGTTCCGGCCCCAAATATTTTCGGCGCATATCCTAAAATCCAAAAAGCGTTTTTACTCCAAAGCACGATAAATAAAGAATGGCAACAAATTATATTTACTCAGATTTAGATTTAACCTTTCTCCCATCACCGGCGACTGGTGATGTGTCTTTAAAATATAACGAACAAGCAGTTATTCGTTCTATTCGTAATTTATTATATACCAATTTATACGAAAAACCTTTTCAACCAGACATTGGAAGTACTTTAAATAATTTATTGTTTGAGCAAGTTACTTCTTTAACTGCCACATTGATTGAAAATGAAATTGCTAGAATGATAAAAAATTATGAACCAAGAGCAACAATTAGTCAACTTAATGTGACTGCTCATCCTGATAGCAATCAATTTAATGTGTCATTATATGTGTTTATTGGTAATCAAACAACAGCAACAGCAATTAATCTATTATTACAGAGGACCAGATAATGGCCGCAAATACAAATACTCAAGTAGTGAGTTTAGATTTTGATTCTTTAAAGAATAATTTTCTTACTTTTTTACAAGGTCAAGATACATTTAAAGACTACAATTTTCAAGGTTCAGCATTAAATCAATTAGTTGACCTTTTAACTTACAATACTCAATACAATGCTTACTATTTAAATATGGTAGCCAATGAAATGTTTTTGGATTCAGCAACACAAAGAAGTTCTGTTGTATCTCAAGCCAAATTATTAAATTATACTCCACAATCTGCTATAGCACCTACTGCAACAGTTAATGTTTCATTTGGTGGAGTTACTACCAATTCTTTAACATTACCTGCATATTTAACATTTAGTTCTTCTGCAATAAATGGTGTAAATTATACTTTTGTTAATCCAAATTCTTATACAGTTAATGTTGTCAATAATACTGCTATATTTGACAATGTACAAATAAAACAAGGTGTATATTCCACCTATCGTTTTACTGTAAATTCAACTGCAAATCCAAATTATATTTTTGAGATTCCAGATAACGCAATTGATACTACAAGTTTACAAGTTATTGTACAAAATTCTGTTTCTAATACTGCATATACAATCTATAATCAAGTAACTTCTGGTGATTATATGACTTTAAGTTCTACTTCACCAATATATTTTTTACAAGAATCTTTAAATGGAAACTATCAAATTTATTTTGGTGACGGTGTTTTAGGCCAAAAATTAACAGACGGTAACATTGTGGTTGTCAATTATGTTTCAACTGAAGGTACTGCTGCAGCAGGGGCCAATTCATTTGTACTAATGAATACCGTATCTGGTTATTCTCCTACTGCCGTAAAATCTATTATTGCTGCATCTAATGGTTCAAATAAAGAATCAATTGATTCCGTTAAATTTCAAGCACCTAAAGCGTTTGCTGCTCAAGGCCGTGCCGTAAGTAAAAGTGATTACATTACTGCTATACAACAAAACAATCAAGGGTTTTCTTTTGATGCAGTAAACGTATGGGGTGGAGAAGAAAATAATCCACCTGTTTATGGTCAAGTATTTGTTTCTTTAAAACCGTCAGGTGCATATAATTTAACAAATGCACAAAAACAGGCTATTGTTACTAATATTATTCAACCTATTTCAGTAATGACTGTAACACCTACACTCATTGATCCGGATTACACTTATATTAAAATTAATGTTAATTCATTATATGACTCAACAAAAACAACTTTAAGTGCTTCTTCATTACAAACTGGTATTACCAATAAAATTAAAAGTTTTGCCACAAAAACACTCAATACATTCAATTCTACATTCAATTCTTATGATTTATTGACTAATGTTCAAAATTATGATGCATCAATAATTACATCAGAATATTCAATTGAATTACAGAAAAAATTCTATCCCAATTTAACCACACCAACAACATATACATTATCTTATAATACTCCATTACAACGTGGTGTATTCTCAAGTGGTATTAGTAGTTCTCCTTCTATGCAATTTATTGACAGTTCAAATACTGCAAATATTATTGATGGTGTATACCTTGAAGAACATCCACAAGATACTCATGGTATTGATACTATTTCTGTTATTAATTCTGGTTTTAATTATACTACAACACCCAACATCAAAATTTATGGTGATGGTCAAGATGCTACTGCACAAATAATATTATCTGGTGGAAGCATTCAAAGTATTGTTGTAACAAATTCAGGTAATAATTATACATCCGCTATAGCAGTAATAACCCCAGCGGAGGGAGATACAACAGGACAAGCGGGTGCCGCTGTTGTTAATTTACAAGGTCGTTATGGTATAATTAGAAGTTATTATTATAGTACAAATAACAACGTTAAAACTATTTTAAATAAAAATGTTGGAATAATTGATTATGCGGCTGGTGTTGTTACATTAAATACATTTAATCCAGTTAATGTTGATAACCTTTTAGGTCAATTGGCAATAACAATAACACCAAAAACTTCAATCATTTCTTCAACATATAATGGAATTATTACAGTAGATCCATTTGATAATAATGCAATTGCTGTATCCGTCAATGCTAAAATAAGTTAGTTAAATGTTATTAAGTAACCAAAAAACTTCGCTACAAGTTCCTTTTCAACTTCCTGCGTATATTCGGGAGAATCCTGATTATGCTAATTTTGTATTATTTTTACAAGCATATTATGAATGGTTAGAAAAACAAGATAATCTTATTGATGTTAGTAAAAATTTATTAACATATAAAGACCTTGATTCTTTACAACAAGCCAATACTACAGCAAATGGTACTAGTACTACCATTAATCAGTTTATTGATTATTATCAAAATGATTTTCTATCATATTTTCCAAAAGACATTTTAGCAAATAAAACTGAAGTAATTAAATTAGCCAAACAATTATACCAATCAAAAGGTACTCCTGCATCCTACGAATTTTTATTTCGTATTCTTTATAATACTAGTGTTGACTTTTTTAATACTAAAGATGCAGTATTAAAAGCTTCTGGTGGTTCATGGTACACACCAAAAAATCTTGTTGTTGGTTCAATTGATACAAATCAATTTCAATATTGGAGTAGTCTTGTTGGTTTAAGAGTTGTAGGAGAAACATCAAAATCTATTGCTGTTATTGAAAATACAGTTACCACTTCAGCAAAACAAATTGAAGTATTTCTTTCTGACGTACAAAGAAATTTTCAATCTGGTGAAATCATTTATATTATTGATAAAAATAACCAATATGTAAAAGATCCTAATGGTAATATTTTTACAGGACAAATTGTTGGACAATTAACTCAAATTTCAATAAATCAAAATTACAAAGGTTTATTTTATGCAGTAGGTGATCCAGTAGTTGTTTATGGAGGTTTATTTTCATACGGTTCTGTTCCAGCAACGGCAGAAGTATCTGGTGTTACCCGTGGTTCAATACAATCAATTAATGTGGTGAATGGTGGTTATGGTTACACATCAAATACTACTAATACAATAATTAATCTTGTAAATGCCCCAGGCGCTAGTGCAAACGTTGCTTCTGTGAATACTGCACCATCCGGTCTTGCTAATGTTACCTTTTTACCAACAGATGCTTTATTTTATACGGATCCAGGTACAGGTCCTACAATTGGTAATACAACATTTTCTTTTTTTGTAAATAATACTTCTGCTAATGCCAATACAACTTTAGCAAATACTTTTTCATTCAATTCATTTATAACTTATCCATTATCAGCAGTTAATTTAATTAATGCTGGCGCTGGTATTAATGTTCAACCTATTATTACTGCAATATCAAATTATTCAACATCAAATACTGGTATTGTTGCTAATTTGTCTAATATGGGAATGTTGGCGCCAATACAAATTATTAATGGTGGATTAGGTTATCATGCAAATGATACTATTAGAATTGTTGGTGGTTCTGGTTACGGTGCATACGCAAATGTAGCAAACGTTGATGCAAATGGAACTATTATTTCTGTGAGTTATGTTTACCCACAATCTGATACGCCACATCATTATCCATTGGGTGGTATGGGTTATCGTTTAGACCAATTACCTACAGCTAGTATTACTACATCTAATACATCACCGGCAACTCTATCTATACCAGGAATATTAGGCACAGGCGCAACATTTTATTCAACAACTGACCGAGCAGGGGCAATTTCATCAATTAATGTTACCTATGGTGGCAAAGAATATATTACTACACCTAATGTATCTTTAACTGTACAAGATATATTAGTAACTGGAGTTCCTATTATTTCTATACCTAGTTCTGGACAAATTGTATATCAAGGTACAAATTATACTAATGCAACATATAAATCAACAGTAGCTACAACTACACTTTATCAGTCTGCTCTTGACCCATTAAAAGCTGTTTATAAAATGAGAGTGTATAATTATAACGCTCAACTAGATCCAACTTTATCAATTAAACTGCTTGGAAAATCAACATTAATTAATGTAGCCAGTTCTTTAAATAATAGTATTGTTACCTATGGAGATGGTACAGCACAAGCTACGGCAACTTTTTTAGATGGTTTGAATATTGGACAAGGCCAATATTTGGATAATGCAAGCCAATTAAGTTCTTATGATATATTACAAAGTACCGAATTTAATAATTTTACTTATGAAATTACATTAGAAAAAGAAATTGCCAAATATAGAAATATTTTATTGAATTTATTACACCCATCCGGTACTCAAGTATTAGGTCGTTATAAGATGACTTCAGACAGTACATTCTATTTTCATGCTGAAGATGCCATACAATACGCACATACTTTGGCCTATAATACCAAAACAAATAATAGTTTAGCCAATGTACAAGCCAATTTTGTCAACCAAAGTAACAATGTTGTTACATTTACTAATCTTTATGGTGCAAATCTAGCTTCGTTTATATTCCCCAATTCTAGTATATCATTGACTACAGCCAATGGTTTTACAATCGATTCTGAGGTTGCCAATGTAAACTATGATTCGAATACCGTCATTTTAAGAGATAATGTTTGGTTAACCTTTGCTAATGTGGCACAGGTAACTTCAAATGCTGGTTCAAACGTAATAAATATAAAGACATTAACTGGTTCTTATGACATTATTAATAATGGAAATTATAGTAATACTGCCTACCCACTAAAAGATATTGTCTATGCTGGAGATAAGGTTCAGGTCAATAACCAGATTGCCGTAGTTGCTAGTGTCAATTATGTCAACGGAGTAATTACTTTAGTTAGTACCTTGACTTATGCTTCAAATGGTTTTATGTCTGTCAATAGAACAGTCAACACAAATAACGTAAGAATATATGGACCTTTAGGAACACAATATTTCCCTGAGATTTTAACAGAAGATAACAGAATAATTTTAACAGAAGATGGAAACATTCTCGTACTAGGATAAAAAATGAGCACCGTAAAGATATCACAATTACCATTTTTTAGCACAATCAATGCTAATACTGCAAACACTTTATTTGTGGGTGTGGATATACCAACAAGCACAACCTTCCAGATGAATGCTCATATTCTGGCGCAAGGTCTTTATTCTAATGAAATTTTGAATGTTGGAACAAATCAACAAAATCTTCCTAATACAATTGGTCAGTTTTCTTTAAGTGGCGATTCATACATTCAAACAAATTTAGTTAATACAAACGATGGGGGTTCTGCTGACATTGTTGTAACTGCAAACGCTGGTTCTGGTGGTACAGATTCTACCAACTTTATTGACATGGGATATGCAAACAAGAACTACCAACCTGGTTCTGAGTTTAATAATATTGGTACTGCAATTCAGCCTTTAGATGGGTATCTTTATGTACAAGGCACGGCAAGTTCACCTGGTGGAAATTTAATTGTAGGTACTACTACAGCAGGTTCTAATTTGAAGTTTATTGTTGGTGGAGGCACTGCACAAAACGTTGTTGCAATAATGACACCCACAGGTTTAAAATTAAATACACAATCGTCAATTACTTTCTCTGATGGTACAGTACAATCTACAGCATCAAACCCAGCAAACTATTCTACGGCTGCTTTTGCTCAAGCTAACGCAGCAAATAGTTTGGCACAAGCGGCATATTCTCAAGCAAACTTAAACACTGGTGGGTTAATTTCAGCCAATGCCAATATTGCTTTGTTACAATCTTATGCAAACCAAGCTAATGCTAATATTTCTTATATTTTTGGGGTAAATGCTTGGCAAAACACAATTGACCAAATACAAACGGCCAATACTGCAGCGGCATTTAATTTAGCCAATACATCTGTACAGAATACTGCAACAATTACAGTAAATAATATAAATGTTTTAGGTAATACAGTTACTCAAACAATGAATACCGTTACTTCAATTGTAAATGGAACAGAAAATATTACTGGTACATTAAATGTAACTGGTATCGTTTCAATGAACGCACAAGTTGTTATAACTAATACAACTTTTTCTGCAACGCAATCGGCAGTGACAATTAGTGCAACTGCAAACGTACAATATCCCGGAAATGCCGGCACATTATTGCACTTATCGAGTAAAGCAAATACGACCGGCAGAGTTATCATTGATTCCTTTGGTGTTACACAAAACACTGCATATTCCATCATTGCTGGTAGAAGTGCTAGGGGTACAGTAGATGCGCCAACGGCATCACAATCCGGCGATATATTATTCAGACTTGCTGGTAACGGATACGGAACCACAGGATTTGCACCGCTGGGTGTTGGTAGAATAGATATTATTGCTTCTGAAAATTATACAGATACCGCTCGTGGTTCACAAATTTTATTTTATAATAATATAAACGGCTCAAATACTCCAATACAAATTGCTACATTTAATGCTTTAGACGCTCAATTTTATGGATATGTATATCCACAAAAAGGATTAGTTTATACTCCATTAGTATATCCAAGCTCACAGACAGCCATTACAATTGATATGTCTAACAATTCAGTAGTTCGTGCTCAGACTGCAACAGGATTAACAGTAACTTTATCTAATTTAGTTGCTGGTAAAGAAATTTTAGTATGGATTACAAACACAGCTGGCGGAAACCAAACATTTACACATGGTGTTTCTGCCACCAACTCAACAACAAATTCAACAACTTGGACTATACCAGGAACATCGACAATATTGGCAAGATATATGTGTATTGATGCAACTCTTGCAAATACACTTGTTGCTATCACCCACGCTTAATAAATAAACTATGGCAAATAAAAATCTATTAACTTACGCATCAAAAGTATCTCAGGTAGAACAAGTTACTTTTTCTCCTGTAGCTATATTACCTGTCACGAAAATTTCAATTAGTACTCTATTTGCTTTTCTTGGTCGTGTTGACCCTTGGACAGTTGATTCAAATCCGGATACACCAAATCAAACTCAAAAATATCTAAAAACTGTATACAAAAATATTTTTGCACTTAAACAAATTACTTCTAACAATATTAGTCCTGTGGCCGCTCGAATAGATTGGACAACTGGTACTGTATACGATTATTTTCAAGATAATATTGATATGTTTGTGCAAGATTCATATGGTAACCCTTCATTATATTTTTATATTAGAAATAGTTATGACCAAGTATTCAAATGCTTATGGAATAATAATGGTCAAGCATCTACCGTAATGCCTTTCTTTCAACCAGGAACATATGGTACAAACAATGTTTTCCAAGGATCAGATAATTATAAGTGGAAGTATATGTACACGATTGATTCTGGTACTAAAAAGACATTTATGGATTCTACTTGGATGCCGGTACCTGTAGGTGTTAATACTCAAGGTCCTGTTTTTGGTACAAATGCTTCTGGTGGTGTAGATTTTACCAATCAAACTGGTCCATGGGCTGGTGATATTGAAGTTATTAATGTGGTAAGTGGTGGTAGTGGTTATTCAAATACCACATTACCAACAATTACAATTACTGGTGATGGTACTGGCGCAACTGCCCATGCTCAAGTAGGTAACACAGGTATAATTACCGATATTGTTGTGGACACGCCAGGACAAAATTATACTTACGCCACAGTTACTATCACAGCATCACAAGGTTCAGGCGCAACGGTAATTGCTCCAATCAGTCCTGTTGGTGGCCATGGTTTTGATTCAGTTGCAGAATTGGGGTGTGCTCATGTTATGTTAACCTGTGAGTTTAATGGTGATGAAGGTGGATATATTCCAACTGACATACAATACCGACAAATAGGTATTATTACCAATCCTACCGCCAAAAGTTCATATCCTAATCCAGCCAATAACTCAATTTATAATGCTTCTACTCAAGCAATTGTGGCTCCAGGATTTGGTACTTACACATTAGATGAAATTGTATACCAAGGTTCTTCCACAAATCCATCGTTTACTGGAACAGTACTTGATTATAATTCAGCAACCAATGTTTTAAGTCTAATAAATATAACAGGAAGTTTAGCAATTAATACTCCAATTTTTGGTCAAAGTAGCGGAACAACAAGAACATTATTAAGTTATAACCTACCGGATATTCTTTTGCCGTCAGGTTATATTTCATATATAGAAAATCGGTCGGCCATTCAAAGAAGTCCGGACGGAATAGAACAACTAAAGTTTGTATTAGGATACTAAAGGTAAAAGATGACAACAAATTTTAATGTAAGCCCTTATTTTGATGATTTTGATCCTACAAAGAATTTTCATCGTATTCTTTTTAAACCTGGTTTTGCTGTACAAGCTCGTGAATTAACTCAATCACAAACTATTCTTCAGAATCAAATTTCAAATTTTGCTTCTGCTATCTATTCTCAAAATACACCAATTTCTGGTGGTAAAGTAACAACTAATTTAAATTGTTATTACATTCGTCTTAACCCTACATATAATGGCGCAGTTATTTCTGCTGGTAATTTTTTAAATAAGATAATTGCAGACCAAACTGGTACAGTTTTGGCCAAAGTTATAGCAACGGCTGAAGGTGCTACGGGTGGTGATCTTCCTACTTTGATTGTTACTTACCTTTCTGGTACACAATTTACTGATAATGCAATTGTTACTCCAAATGATGGATCTAATTTTCAAGCCTCTGTAACCGCATCAGTAACAGGAACTCCATCTACCGGTGTTTCTTCCGTGGCTTCAGTTTCTTCTGGTGTTTACTATGTTGTAAATGGTTATTCACAATCATCTACAGCCAAGGCAGATGGTACATATAATAATTACTCCATTGGTAATTTTGTACAAGTAAATCCCCAAACAATTGTTTTATCTAAGTACAATAATACACCATCTTATCGTGTTGGTTTACAAATTAATGAAAATATTGTAGCTCATACCGCTGATGCTTCATTAAACGACCCAGCAATTGGTGCTTCAAACTATCAAGCTCCAGGTGCGGACCGTTATCAAATCACTTTAACTTTAACCACATTCCCGCTCACCGTTGGTGGCGATTCTTCATTTATTGAATTGGTTCGTATTGAAAACGGTACAATTGTTAAACAATCCGATACAACTGTTTACTCTGCCATCGATGATTATTTTGCTAAACGGGATTTTGAAACTAATGGTGATTATGTTGTACAAGATTTTAAATTAACTCCTTCGGCAAATACTACTGATTCAACAAAATATAATTTAAATATTTCTAAAGGTATTGCTTATGTTCGTGGTTACCGTGTAGAGAATCAATCAACACAAATTTTAACTAGCGACAGAGCAAGAACAACGCAAACTGTTCCGTCAAATTCAACATTTATTGATTATGGTAATTACTTTGTTGTTGATACGGCCAACGGCGTATTTGATGTAACAACACAACCAACAATCGATTTACATTCTGTACAAGCAGCAAATGTAAATTCAACTAACGTTGCAACTTATACTTCAACAGTAGTTGGTTCCGCTGTAATTAGAGGATGGCAGTATGTATATTCTAATGGTTCGAACACCGCTTCTTATGTGTTTAATGCTTATGTTTCAGATATTGCAACCAATACTTTATCTGGTAGTACAACTTCTGGAACACCAACTACGCTTACAATTAGTGATGCCGCAGGTACATTCTCAACATCAGCTAATGCTTATTACGGTGCAACTATTACGGTTACTTCTGGTACAAACGCCGGTGATAGTAAAACAATTTCTGGTTATAATGGTAGTACCAAAACTCTTACAGTAACTCCAGGGTTTACTATTACGCCGGATTCAACTAGTAAATTTACAATTTCTTTGGGTGTTAATAATATTAATAGTATTGTACAAAGAAATAGTTCATATGGCTTAACTGCTAATGCAAACATTAGTGTTACTGGTGGAGGCAAATCTTTACCAACAGTATTATCTCCAACGGTTTTACAATTGGGTGGAAATCCAGAATTAATTTTCCCATTAGGTTATGCTTACGCAAATACGGTTTCAAATACAACTTATTATACTACTCAAGTATTCCGTAATCAAGGTTTTAATGCTACAAGTAAAACATTGACAATTAATACAACTGCACCTTTGTCTTTCCAAGGTCCTGTTGGTGCCCCATTTTATGGTAATGTATTAAAACAATTATATACTTTAGTTAATAATAATACAGGTCAAATTCTTGACTTTACTGTTTCAGGTAATACTGCAAACATTAC